CTTATATGAGAAAAGTTGATGGCGAAGAATCATATGAATTGTTTGGGTTGGATTCATATGACTCTTCGCTATCGAAAACAGTTATCTCCAAATGAATGACAAGTTCATTCGGATACTATTATGTGAGTTATAGTATAAGTTTTTATACCGATTATTCTGGCTTAATTTTGATCTTATTTCTACGTTCCTCAGGGGAAAGATCATCAGAACGAAGCTTATTAATCAATGCCAAGAATTCACCATATTTCTTATTGACTACCTTGATATAGTTATTATCTCGCTGTTTCATAAGAGCCTCATCTTTATGCTTCTCTTTTACTTTATCAACAGCTTGAATTTTATGGTGCATATTTGGATTATCCCCGCCATCTTTAACTTCTACCTCTAGTCGAAGATCTGGGATATAGAAGTCTGGGATATAGAAGTGTTCTACACCATCATAGGTATAACGGTATACATTAGGAGATGGGGCAATGATATCAGTAGATTCAAAGTTAAATACTGTATCGCAATTCAATAAGAAGTCTTTCTCATATGAACCCACATAAGTTGTCGGTTCACCACCATTCTCCCATTCATACTTACCAGAGATCTTTCTAGCAGCTAGCATTTTCTTTTGATGCTCCGGGTCATTAGCGAGGTTATATTTGTTATATACCCGCATCATACGCTCTTTAAAGATCTCACGATTCTTCTGAGCACATTCTTTACGACCACATAATCTAGCGTATTTATGAGTCTTTGGATTCCAAGGAGTCTTACGCTTACAGATTACGCATACAGTCGTTTTATCATGAGTTAAATCATAGAAGTATTGGTCAGAAGGGATTCCTTCTGGAATCATATCCTTATGAGCTCGTTCAATATGATCGTAAACAGCATCCTTACTAACGTAATTTTTACGGCAGATTGGACACTTACATTTTCTAATTGTATTCAGTTTCAAAGACGTGTCACCTACTTTACATGAATTATCTATTTATATTACTAATCAGTCGTATAATAAGTGGATAGCATGTACGAATACACACTATCCACGAGTTGATATAGGAGACTATTAGTTATATGTATATTCTTATTTGATAGTTTTTTCAGTTATCTATTACTATAACGGGAACAAATTATCAGAGGAGGGTTTTACGTATTTTTTATTTTTTCCAAATGTTACCCCGAATTAAATATGTTAAGACATAGGTCTATATTAAAAAATTCTTTCCGCCCCTCCTCTTTTTAATAATCTTTTGATGTATATATTATAATGGTAATGTATACGAGTTGTATACAAGTAAAGGAGGACAATATGATGGAATTAAAACCAAAAGTCCACATCATTACACTTGATGAAGCTACCTTGTATAACACCATTGCATCATATAAAGAATCCCATGAACTACTTGATTCATTCAAAGAAGAGAATGTCAGAGTGGTTCATGGGATTACATTATATGAATATGATGGAATGTTATATCATGTGGCTAAGAATGATGTAGACGAACTAGCGAGATATCGTCTCATTGGTCCAGTTGACCAACCAGATGAATCTATTATTTTCAAATTTGCTCAAATCATACTCGAGTACAATAACGAAGAGTATGTAATTCGCGACGACTTCAAAGTAACATCTATATTCTATAAGAATGGTAAACGCAATGAAGTAATCTACACAAACCCAAATCGATATGACATCACCGATGAGTATGTGGTCGCATACAATCGATGTCATGGGTATTATTACAAAGATCTTTGTGTATGGGATGGAGATCGATTCGTTGGTTTAGACGTTGGTCGTCTATTGAAGTTTACCAATATCATTCGTATCGAAGATATGATAGCTATTGGCACACCAGATAATATCAAAGTCAATGAATACTATAAAGACCCATCGAATGTATTAAATGAGTTGGTATCTACACAAGCATTTTATGTGAAGAACAAACTCGGATATACCGAATTCAAGCTCCGCTATGAAGGGGTTAAGATAGAAGATATCCTATTCACAATTGATGAATCGGCAACAAATTCTGTGATTGGTACTACACCAACACGTAATCTAGTGAATGAGTTCCGTATCAGCTATTCTATGGTTGATATTGCGATTCAGGAATTAATGAATAACCGAGAAATTCGTATCTACCCAGGTAATCTTCATTATACTAATGATGAAGTAACATTCACGATAAAATCCGAAAGTGATATGTTCAGTCATATCATTATGCTCGAAACTATAGATATCGATTGTGTTCATATTGCTATCTATAAACGAGATGGTGGATTACTCTATTCATCTACGACTAGAAACCCCGCATTTAAGGAAGAATTAACAACGTTGATGCGTGTATAATAAAAAATTACTAGAAAACAACTCTTTAATGGAGTTAAACCTTCATTATATATGCTATATGCGAAACATTATAGTAATTTTTTAACGTATATACACGTTGTACAACAAAATTTTTCCTTTAAAGGAGGACTTTACAATGTCTGAAGTAAAAGAAGGCTTATCTTTAGAAGAACTTTTGGCTTTAGAAGCTGAATTGGTTTCCGATGAAGATGTTGAAGCTACATTAGAAGCTGACGCTGCTGAAGATGGTACTGAAGTGGAAGACGCTCCTGAAGTTGAAACAGAAGATGTGAACCCTGAAGACATCCCATCTGATGACGAAGATGCTGAAGATGACGATGATGAAGACGAAGAAGAAGATGATGACGATGAAGATGAAGTAGAAGAATCTACATTCGCAGCATTATTCTTGAACGAATTCGCAACTCCTGATGAAATCCAAGCTATGGCTGAATCCTATGATGAAATGGCTACATTGTCTGAAAACATGGGTGTGGCTATGGAAAAAGTAATTGTAAAAATGGATAAAAAATCCCGTTTGACACACTTACAAAAAGCGGCAGTTTTTAAATTGGCTAACGCTTCTAACGATCCTAAATATCGTAAATTGTTGACTTTGTGGAAGCAAGAACGTCAAATCGAAGCATACTTGAACAAAAAATATGCTTCTAAAGCGTCCAAAATCGCTAAAGCAAAAATCAAAAACTATACTGCAACTGGTCTTAAGAAAGTTGCTGGTGACCCTAAAAAAGAAGTTGGTAAAGGTAAAATTGCCGACAAAGTGGCTGCTCGTGCAGTTGAACAAACTAAAAAATCTTTCTCCAATAAATAAGAGAAAGTATCAAGATGGTATACCGTTGGGTATACCATCTTCTTTTGTCTGTTAGTAGTCTATAATAGTCGAATGAACGATGTATTATAGGGTATTATATATTTTATTTTTATTTGTTTCATGAAAAGGAGAACAATATCATGGAATTTTTAACAACACTTGACCCTATTCGCGTATTAAGTTATGTGGCAATACTTGGTGTTATTGCAGTCATTGGTTTTGACATCCATAGTCGAATTCAAAAGCACAAACGAATGAAAGAACGCGAAGCTAGAAGAGCTCAGTTACGAGAAGAACGACGAGCAGAACAACAACGTCAAGAGATTCGTGAACAAGCTGAGTGGGACCAACGCATTTTAGATAATCGTCGTAAAACATTAGATACAGCACGATTATCTCGTTACAGTATGGTTAGTCGACGTCGATAGGAGGATATATGGGGTTATTCGATATATTCAACACTAAAGAACGCCGAATCATTCAAGTCAAAGAACTTGAACGTATGATTGAAGAACATGGATTACTGGCAGCTATCGATATGATGTCACCAAAACAGTTCAAAGCCATTCGCTTACATATTACAAGCCAATGGTTCTTTACTGATATTATGCAGCCTAATAATCCAGCTTTACCTGAATTTAGGAATAGCTCCTACTATGCGTTTCCAGATACAATGGAACCTATGTTCATTACCTATCTGAAAGAACGCTATGGATTAACAGATGAAGACGATACGTTCATCAAAGAAACATTCCTAGAATTTATTCCAAAATATATCGATATATTATATACCAGCCATCTAGGAGATTTGTTATTGTACTAGAAGGGGTGGTAGTATGGATGTAGAATTTGGACGAAGTCGTCGTAGGATTGGTAGGTTCGGAGAATTCCTCTTCGAATTTGTTATCTTACCACAAAACGACAAATTTAATTCAAAGCCAGGACCTTCAGCAGAAGGTCT